TTACCGCAGCGCGCCAAATTAGTCGGTGAATCCTTATTGGATATTTTCTAATGGCAGAACTATACGACGACGACGAATTCATTGAAGAAGACATGGGCATGGATGCAGAAGAGGTGCAGGCCGCTATTACGCTTGCCATCGAAGATGCCGTGGACTTCATCGACAACACTATTTCGCCAGTGCGCGCAGAGGCAGCCGAGTATTACGCCGGCGAGCCCCTGGGCAACGAAGAAGAGGGCCGCAGCACCGCACAAACGATGGATGTACGCGATACCGTACAGGCGATGCTGCCGTCTCTTATGCGCATTTTCTGTGGCTCTGACCACGTTGTGGAATACGCACCGACCGGCCCAGAAGACGTTGAGATGGCCAAGCAGGCGACTGACTACGTTAACTACATACTGAACCAAGACCAGGATCAGTCGTACATCGAGATCATCTACGCGACGATGAAAGACGCGCTGGTCAAGGGCTCTGGCTTTATCAAGTATTGCTACGACGAGTCAGAGAAGACGCAGAGCTACGAGCTCGAGAACCTGGATGACCAGGCTCTGGCTGCGCTTAACAGCAACCCCGACGTTGAGATCGACATGCTCAAGAGCATGACGTCGAGCGACAACCCCGAGGCGATGCACTCCGTCCGCGTCACGCACCGCAAGAAGGTTGGCAAGATCAAGGTCGAGTCAGTGCCACCGGAAGAGATTGTGATCAACCGCAATGCTCGCAGCCTGGAAGACGCCGACCTGGTCGCGCACCGCGCTTACCTGACCATCAGCGACATGGTCGAGCTCGGCTACGACGCCGACGAGATCGAGCAATACGCCACCACCAGCGACACAGACTTTGAGCTCTTTAACGTCGAGGCTCGCGAGCGCTACCAGCAGAGCTCGTTTGAAAACTCTGAAATGGTGCGCCGCGTTCTTTATGTCGAGGCATACGCCAAGATCGACACAGACGGCGATGGCGTTGCCGAATTGCGACGCATTTGCTGCGCTGGCCCTAATTACGAAATTCTGCGTAACGAGCCGACCGACATGGTGCCGTTCGCGTTCTTTTGCCCTGATCCAGAGCCGCACGCGATGTTTGGCATGTCGATCGCCGACCTGACGATGGACATACAGCGGATCAAGACCGCCGTGCTGCGAGCAAGCCTTGATAGCCTGGCGATGAGCACGCACCCCAGGGTGGGAATTGTTGAAGGCCAGGCGAGCCTGGAAGACGTGATGAATAACGAAGCCGGCGGCGTGATTCGTATGCGTCAGCCTGGCGCTGTTGTGCCGTTCAATTTGCCCTTTGTCGGCAAAGAAGCATTCCCGATGCTCGACTACCTAGACCAGATGCGTGAGAACCGCACAGGCGTCTCTAAGGCGGCTGACGGGCTCGACCCTAGCGCATTGCAGAGCAGCACGCTTATGGCCGTACAGCAGACGATTGGGGCCGCTCAGCAGCGCACCGAGATGATTGCCAGGCTGTTCGCCGATGGCGGCATGACGCGGCTCTATAAGGGCTTGCTGCAGCTGATCATCAAGCACATGGACAAGCCGCGGATGATCAGGCTGCGCAACACGTTTGTGCCCATGAGCCCTGATCGCTGGAACGCCGACATGGACGTTGTCAGCAATGTGGCTTTGGGTAAGGGCGGCGACGTTGAGCGCATGCAGATGCTGCAGCAAGTCGCGCAGAAGCAAGAGCAGCTATTGCAGCAACTTGGCCCCGAGAATCCACTGGTCAGCGTCGAGAATTACTACCAGACGCTGGTACAGATACTCGAAGTCTCTGGCTTCAAAGACCCGCAGCGGTTCTTCAAAGACCCAAGTCAGCAGCCGCCAACACCTCAAGAGCCGCCGAAGCCGGACATTAACGAGCAGCTGATCCAGGTTCAGATGGCAGAGATCAACGCAAACATAGAGAAGAAAAAGGCGGAGTTGGATTTAGAGCGCGAAAAGATGCAGCGCGAAGACGATCGCCGGCGCGACAAAGATGAGGCAGACATTGCGCTCAAGGCAGCTGAGATTGCTGCCAGGTATGGCGCCCAGGTCGATGTTGCCGGCATCCGAGCCAACTCAGAACGCGACCGCGAGCTCGTAAGACAGCTGGCCGCACAACAACAGGTGCCGAATGCCCCTGTCGCATAACTCGCTACTCAACATCCAACGCTTGGCGGACGACGAAGACTTCGCCGAGCTCATCAAGATGCTAAGGCTCGATTTCTTCGAGCTGTGGTGCAAGGAACGTGACCCCGCTATGCGGGAGCGCTTACATCAAAAACAGGAAGCACTCGACGACATTGTTGTGCGCATGCGCGCCGCAGCCGACGAGATTGCTTTCGCAAAACAGCGGAATAACTAATGAGTGATAAAATAGATACGCAAGAAACCCCATATATGGGGGGCACCCTGGGCGACGCCCAGGCTGCTATCGCTAAATTGATGGAACCCGCAGAAGGGCAAGCCGAAGATTCAAGCGACGTTGACGAGTCTCTTGAGGGGGGCGAGGCACTGGAAGGCGCTGAGTTTGAAGAATCCGAAGAGGAATTCGACTCAGAAGACGATGATGCCGACGATCTGGATGAAGAGGAATACGACGAAGACGAGGGCGAACAAGAGCAGGCCGATACATTCACTGTCAAAGTAAATGGTGAAAACGTAGAGGTTAGTCTTGATGAGCTTCAGAACGGGTACTCACGCCAGGCCGACTACACCAAGAAGAGCCAGACATTGGCGGAAGAGCGTAAGGCTTTCCAACAAGACCGAGACGCGGTTCTTCTTGAGCGGACACAGTATTCCCAGTTACTGGGAGCTTTGCAGCAGCAGCTACAGGCTTTTGACGAGCCAGCGCCGGATTTCGATCGTATGTACGAGGAAGATCCAATTGAGGCGAGTCGTTTAGAGCGACAGTACCGACAGCGGACTGAGCAGCGAGCGCAAAAGATGCAGGCCATTGCGATAGAGCAGCAGCGTGTGAACGACGCTAACGCCCAAGAGCAAGAGCAGCAAATGCGCGGGCTGATCACTCAGGAAGCAGCCCGACTGCCTGAAGTCATCCCAGAGTGGAAGGACGACAAGGTAGCCGCAAGAGAACGCGAAGAGCTAAAAACCTATTTGCTCGATAGCGGCGTTGCGGAAGAAGAGCTCGGCGCACTTGTGCGCGCTAGCCATATCGCAGTTTTGCGAAAGGCGATGCTCTTCGACAAAGGACAGAGCCGAGTGCGTAAAGCACGCAAGGCTGGTCAATCGGGCAAGACAGTCAGGTCAGGATCTCGTCAGCAGCAGGTGAAGCCAAGCGCTCGCAAAACTAAAGCCGCGTATCAACGTCTCAAAGAGCGAGGCACTGCAGAGAATGCAGCGTCTTTGATTGAATCTCTTTTATAAGGCTTAAAAACCATGAGTATTATTGCTAACACTTTTCTGAAGTACGACGCCAAAGGCGTTCGGGAAGATCTCTCCAACATTATAACTATGATTTCGCCAGAGACTCGGCCCTTTATGAGCAACATGAGCAAGAGTCGCTCAGTCACAAACACATTCTTTGAATGGCAGACTGATGATTTGGGCTCAGCTGCAGCTAACCATCATTTGGAAGGCGACGACCTGGCTTCGTTCACTGCAGTGACCCCAACAACTCGTTTGGGTAACTACACGCAGATCAGCCGCAAAGACTTCATCGTGTCTGACACAATGAGTGCGTTAGATTTGGCAGGCCGACGGGCAGAAGTCGCCTACCAGATCAGCTTAGCGGGCAAGCGTCTTGCTAACGATATGGAACATAACCTATGTGGTTTGAACCATGCAGCTGTCGCTGGTAACAGCACGACCGCTCGTAAGACTGCGCCTTTGGCTGCATTCATCAAGACCAACACGTCTCGCGGCACGGGCGGTGCAGATCCAACTGTATCTGGTGGTGTCGTAAATGCCGCGGCTACTGATGGCACCCAGCGAGCCATGACCGAGAGCATGCTAAAAACAGTCCTGCAAGGCATCTTCTCCAACGGGGGCTCACCTCAGTTTGTCATGGTTGGTCCTCACGTTAAGACGGTTATTTCCGGCTTTGCCGGCATTGCTGCTCAGCGTTACATGGCGCCTTCTGACGGCCCTACCACAATTGTTGGGGCGGCTGACGTCTACCTTAGCGATTTCGGTAGCGTTCAGATCGTACCTTCTACCAAGAGCCGCGCACGCGACGCTTACGTCATCGACCCAGATATGTGTGAGGTTGCAACGCTTCGCCCAATCCAGGCTGAAGAGTTAGCGAAGACCGGTGACGCAACCAAGTTCCTCACCTTGGCTGAGTACGGCTTGGTCGTCACTCAAGAGGCTGGTCTGGGCGTTGTGGCTGACCTATCCACTAGCTAGGACTAATCAATGGAAATAAAACGCAACCTGTCTAACGATGCCACAACAGGCATCAAATCAGACTTCGTATACGAAGCCGGCGAGACGCTGAAAGACGACAAAATCACTATTGCGACATCGCAAGACGTGACGGCAATCGTTGAGGCGAACAAGCGGGCTCGTAACGAGATGGATCGACACCAGAAGCATGGTGAGTGGTCTAGGGTTGCGTCCATTCCATTGAGCGTCTTGTACGACCTGAAAGCGAGAGGCATTGCCGACGACCCTAAAAAGATGAAGGCATGGCTTAACGACCCAGATAACCGCGCGTTCCGCACGCGAGACGCGCGTATCTGATGGCGATCTCGACGTACTCAGAGCTCCAAGCGAGCGTAGCCGATTGGCTAAACCGCACGGATTTGACGAGTGCGATAGGTGACTTTGTGGCTTTGGCGGAATCGCAGTTTAACCGCAGCATCCGCCATCGCTACATGATCACTCGATCTCAGGCGACGATCGACAGCGAATACAGCGCAACACCGGCAGATTGGATACAGACAGTAAGTCTGATTCTTGAGACCAACCCTGTGACGCAGATGGAGTTTGTCACGAACGAAGCGCTGAACGCGCTGAAGTCTGGCAGCAGTGCTACCGGCACGCCGTCTCGATACAGCCACGTTGGCACAGAGATCCAGGTCTATCCGGCGCCAGACAACACGGCTACTGGGTACACGGCAGAGCTTGTGTACTACGCCAAGATCGAAGCGCTTTCTGACACGAACACAAGCAACTGGCTGCTCACGCACAACCCAGACATCTATCTCTACGGGACGTTGATGCAGAGCGCACCTTACCTGCAGAACGACGAGCGCATCACGGTATGGGCGAGCCTGTACCAGCGAGCGATTGATGACCTGGAAGTGAGCAACCAACGAACGGCTGGCCAGACCAGCGTCAAAATGAGAGCGGCGGCGCTCCAATAGGAAAAGACTATGGCGGGCTTTAGCGACTACCTAGAAAACAAAGTGCTCGATTATGTGCTGAGCGGCGGGTCTTTCTCGCAGCCTGGCACTAAGTACCTGGCACTCTATACGACCGCGCCAACGGATGCGGGCGGCGGCACAGAATTAAGCGGCAGCGGCTATGCACGACAAAGCTGCGCATTCACGACGACGAGCTCTGCGTCGACAAACAGCGCGGCTGTTGAGTGGCCTACGGCTACTGGCGATTGGGGCACCATTGTTGCCGTTGCGATTTTTGACGCAGAGAGCTCTGGCAATTTCTTAGCCTGGTCAAACCTGACGTCTAGCAGAACGATTGAAACCGGCGACGTGTTTCGCATTCCTGCCGGCGATCTTGACGTGACACTCGACTAGGTGAGCCAGGGTTATGGCAATGGTAGTTGGAGCGCTGGACGCTTTGGCCAATGGAGTTACTACGACGCTAGCGCGACTATCGCTGCTTCTTCGTCTGCTTCAGCGGCTGCGCAAGTGGTGGCAAACGCTTCGGCAGCTATCAGTGCTAGCGCTTTGGTTACTGCCGATGGCGGTCGCATTAGGGAAGCAGGCGCGACAGTCGCAGCCTCTTCTACAGTTACAGCAAGCGGGCAAAGGTTTAGGCACGTTGCTGCGCTTATCAGCGCTTCGTCTTCGTTTAGCTCGAATGCAAACGTGGTTGTCAGCGCAGCTGCTTCGATTAGCGCAACGAGCAGCGCGACTGCGTCGTCAAGCACGCTACTCAACGGCAGGGCGACTATCTCAGCCGCTTCTTCGTTTACAGCAAGCGGCGGTCAAATCCGCTTTGGCGCTGCAGCGATCAGTGCTCAAAGCACAGTCACAGCTGCTGGCGAAATTAAATGGCAAACCGAATCGGGTGCCACAACCAGCTGGTCAGATGAATCCAGCGCAAGCACGAACTACACAAAACAGCCCAGTGCCAGCACATCATGGCAACGGGCAGCGTGAGGACTAACTGATGGCTGATACGTTTAACAATGATTTGCGCGTTCGCGAGCAAGAGGCCGGCTCTAACAGTGGAACCTGGGGCGGTCTTCTAAATACTACGATCAGCAACCTGGCGTCAGCATTTGGCCAAGGCAGCGAAGCGATCCCTAACGCATCAACGCACACGATAACCCTGGCAGACGGCGCTGCCGATGAAGCGCGCAGCATGTACCTAAAATGCACCGGCGGTGGCCAGGCATGCACAGTGACGCTTGCGCCAAATACGATCAGCAAGGTCTGGATCATTAGCAATGAGACGTCTTTCACTTTGACGTTTAGCCAGGGCTCTGGCGCGAACGTGGCGGTTGCTGCTGGTGCCGTAAAGATGATCGTGACTGACGGTGCTGGCGCTAGTGGTGCCGTGACGGATGCGTTGAGCGGGCTTGAGGGTGTATTCGGCACAGTGACAGCAGCAGCGTTGACTGTGGACACAGATACCTTGCATGTAGATGCAACGAATAACCGCATTGGTATTGGCACTGTTTCGCCTAAAACAACGCTCAATCTTGCTGCAAACAACTCCGGCCAAGGTGCAGTCTTAACGCTTGAAAACACTGATACTTCAATAACAACTAATGACGTTCTTGGGCAGATAGACTTTTATGGAAATGACGGGTCTACCGGCGGCACTGGACAAAAAGCGACAATTCAAGCCATTGCAGAAAATGGGTCTGGAACAAGCGTTGGTTTAATTTTTGGAACTTCACCGTTTCCAAATACAGCAGCAACGGAGCGCGCACGCATAGATGCCAGCGGTAATCTCATTCTAAAAAAGAATCTTGTTTTAGAAAGCACTAGCGAAGGAATTGATTTTAGTGGCGTAGGCGCATCTTCGCAAACGCTGGATGACTATGAAGAAGGGACGTTTACTCCTACGTTTGCAAGCATAGGAACAGGAACATTCAACGTGCAATTAGGCACTTATGTCAAAATAGGTAATTTAGTAACGGTTCAGTGTCACCTTGATATATCTACTGTTGGCTCAGCATCTGGCGCCCTACAAATCTCTGGCTTTCCGTTTCCGGCAGAAAATAGGGCAAACAGCTATGGAATATCAAGCACTGTACATGGGACTAGCTGGTCAACTACTAGAAACTCTTTAAATATAATACTTCCGCCAAACGCAACTGTTACTAATGGCGTTTATTACGACATGGCAAAATCTGGGCCGGTTATGAATGCTACTCACGCAGATATGGGCCAAGGCAATCTGTTATTTAGTATGACGTACCGAACAACCTAATTATCTCAAGTGGACTCTTGAGACGGACTAAAACAGGAGAAAGACAATGGCTTTATCAGAAGCAACAGTACAAGACAAGATTGAAGTAGTAGACTGCGGAGGCTGGAAAGCTATCCAAATCCGTACAGCTACCATCATCAGCAGAGACGGTGTAGAGATCAGCAGATCCTTCCATCGCCACACAGTATCACCCACTGACGATTGGTCAGGTGAAAGCACAGAGGTTCAAGCCATGTGCAATACGTTCCACACAACAGAAGCTATAGCAGCTTATAACGCTGCACAGACGGAGACACCGTAATGGCTACATTTACATGGACGATCTCAACCACTGATTACGAACTGAGTGATGGGGGTGTTTTCACTGCTCACTGGCGCGTAAACGCAGAGCAAACGGAAGGTACTGGTGATGACGCTGTAACCTACACTGCATTTTCTTACGGCACTCAAGGGTTTACCTACGATGCGTCTAGCCCAGATTACACTCCCTATGCCGATTTGACCGAGGCACAGGTTTTAGGATGGTGCTGGGATGACGGCGTAGACAAAGATGCAACCGAAGCATCGCTACAAGCCAACATCGACGCGCAGATAACCCCAGCTACAGCAACAGGCACGCCTTGGGCGGCATAAGGAATAGAGCATGGAAGACGCAGTAATCACAATCGGCGATACCGACTTTAACTTTAGCGACCTGCAGCCCGAGGCGCAAATTATTGTGCAGCGCGTTCGCATGTTGCGGGATCAGCAGCAACAGCTACAGATTCAGATGATCGAAAGCGAGCGTACCATAAACGCCTGGTCAGCCGATTTGCATGATCTCGTGCATGCGGTCGAAGAGGACGAGGAAGAGTCCGCCTAATGGCGACAACTCAGAAAGAGCTAGCGCAAAAGGCGTTGGCAGAGATCGAGGCGCATGAACGCGAGTGCCTGGTTCGCTTTCAAAACATAGAACGCCGCCTGGACAGTGGCGCAAAGAATTTTGAAAAACTTGAGCGATTAATTTTTGGTTTGTACGCAATCGTTCTTGGTTCGGTTTTGATGCCAATTTTATTGAACATGGGCTAAGCCATGATCGGCGAGATTGCGGCAATTGTCGCTGGCGTGAACGCCGCAACAAGCGCGATCAAGCAAATTGCGGAAACGACTTCAGATATCTCGAGTATTTCAGGCTATCTATCAAGCCTGGGAGGGGCCGAAGTTGAGCTCCAACGATCAATCAACGATGGAAAACTGTCAGAGGCAGATGCCGTCAAAGCGGCGTTAGCAAAAAAACACATTCAAGAGACGATGAAAGAGATCAAAGATCTCTTCACGGTTAGCGGAAACGGGCAGCTGTACAGCGAGGCTATGGCCGCAATGGCAGAAGCGAGGAAAAAAAAACAGGCAGAGCTTGCAAGACAAGCGGCAGCAAAAAAACAATTTTGGAAAGAGATTCGGCAGTGGGGGGCAGTGTTAGCGGTTCTTTTATTTTTGCTGCCGATGACTTTAGCACTCTTGCTGGCATACCTGACGCGATAACGCACATAGGACGAACGAATGAAGTTTGACGCAATCAAAGGAATTATCGGCAGCCTGGCACCGACGGTTGCGCAAGCACTCGGCGGCCCGTTGGCCGGCACTGCGGCGTCAGCCATCGCGAAGGCGCTTGATTGTGATCCAGAGCCAAAGGCTCTGCAGCAAGCGGTGCAAAACGCTACGCCAGAACAGCTGGCAGAAATCAAACGCGCAGATAACGACTTTGCCGTCCAAATGAAAAAGCTAGACGTGGACGTGTTTGCCTTGCAGACAGCAGACACGCAAGACGCGCGCAAGCGATTTAGTGGTGATTGGACTGCCAGGCTTATCGCGATCATGTGCGTCCTGTTTTTTGGCAGCTACATTTTCATGGTCACGATCCAAGAGCCAAACCAAAATTCAGACGCAGTGATTAACCTGGTGCTCGGATATCTAGGCGGAATTGTTAGCTCAATCATCAGTTTCTACTTCGGTGCTTCTAGTAAGGATCAAACAAGTAATGAGTGAACGACTTATTAAGATGCTCAAGCGCCACGAAGGCGTCAAAAGCCACGCTTACAAATGCAGCGCCGGCAAGGTAACGGTGGGCGTCGGTCGCAACATTGACGAGAGCGGCGGTATTGGTCTGAGCGACTCTGAGATCGACATGCTGCTTGCAAACGACATCAAGCGAGTCGAGCAAGAGCTCACGGATCGATTTACCTGGTATAGCAAACTCGACAGTGTGCGACGGGAGGCAATGATCGACATTGCGTTTAATCTTGGCCTCACTAAATTGCTGGGCTTTAAGAAAGCGCTGGCCGCGATGGAGTCAGGCGATTACTTCTGGGCCAGCACCGAATTCAACGCAAGCCGTTGGGCAGAGCAGGTCGGCTATCGAGCGGACGAGCTCTGCGACATGATTGAAACGGGTGAATACCGTGTCTTTTCTTAACATCGCACCGCCGCCAGGCGTAGTTAAAAACGGCACCGATTTGCAGCAGGCAAATACCTGGTCAGACGCAAACCTGGTGCGCTGGTATGAAGGTGCGTTGCAGCCGGTAGGCGGATGGCGTGCTCGCACAACTTCGGCCATGTCTGGCGTCTGTCGCGCGTTGATCGCCTACCTCGACAACAGCCGCAACCGGCGGACGGTCGCAGGCACGCACACGAACCTTTACTTTGTTGGCGAAGACAACGCCCTGACAGACATCACGCCGGTTAGCTTTACGACCGGCAACGCCGACGCAGTGCAGAACCTGGGCTATGGCGGTCTGACATGGGGCGCCAGCACTTGGAATACGCCCAGGCCAGACAGCGGCGCATACACGCCGGCAACGACTTGGTCGCTAGACACATTCGGCGAATATGTCATCGCGTCAGCTACGAGCGACGGCAAGATTTATCAGTGGGCCAACAGCACCGCCGCAGTGGCAGCTGTGCTCAGCAATGCGCCTGTCGATAACAACGCCATTGTGGTGAGCCCAGAGCGTTTTGTTTTTGCACTCGGCGCTGGTGGCGTAGGTAATAAGGTCGCGTTCTCTGACCAAGAGCAGAGCAACGTCTGGACGCCCGCGGCAACAAACCAGGCAGGCAGTTTCACCTTGGCGACAGACGGTAACTTGATGGCCGGCAAGCGCATGCGCGGCGAGACGCTCTTGCTGACGGACACGGACGCGCATACTGCCAGATACCAAGGCCCGCCATTTATATACGGCTTCCAGCAAGTCGGCACGGCGTGTGGCGTCATTAGCGCCAACGCTTGCGCGACAGCTGGCGGCGCGGCTTATTGGATGGGAAACAACGGTTTCTTCGTTTACAACGGCAGCGTTCAGCCTCTGCGTAGCAGTGTCGGCGACTTCATTTTCGAGAACCTAAACGTCACTGAGCGCTCAAAAGTTTACGCCGTACAAAACAGCAATTTCAGCGAGATCATTTGGTTCTACCCAAGCAGCGGATCAAACGAAAACGACAGTTACGTTTCTTACAACTACATGGAAAACCACTGGCAGATTGGCACCCTGGCCCGCACGGCTGGCGTCGATGTGGGTGCGTTTGTTTTCCCTAATTACACAAGCGCTGACGGCTATGTCTATGAGCACGAAGTCGGTTACGCATACGACTCTGGCAGCACCATCTTTGCGCAAACCGGCCCGCTGCAGCTAGGCAATGGCGACCGGATGATGGTTGCGACGTCGTTGATCCCTGACGAAAAAACCCAGGGCGACGTGACTGCCACATTTAAGACACGTTTTTATCCAAATGCAGCTGAGAGCACGTTTGGCCCGTTCGACATGGCGGCGCCAACGAGCGTGCGATTTCAGGGGCGCCAGGTGCAGATGACAGTCACCGGCAACACGCCTAGCAGCTGGCGAGTAGGCAACATGCGGCTCGATGTACGCGAGGGCAGCAGACGATGATCTTGCCCGAGGCGCAGCGTAATTATGATTTTGTGCAGGAAAACCAGCGCAACAACCTGATTGAGCAGGCTGACAACTTGAATCGCAAAAAGAACCAGGACGTCGAGTTGAGAAGTGAGCGGCTGATTCTGCAGAGCCCTGACGGCACGCGATTCAGTATCACTGTCGCGAACGACGGCACCATTTCGGCGACGTCATTATGAGCGAGGCAGTTTTACATACGGCAGAAGACGTCGTTGGGCCATACCGCGAGCTATTAGAGATGGCGCTAGCGCGAGCAGGCGGCACGCACACATACGAAGACGTGCTGCAGTCGATCAGTGTTGGCGACATGTTTTTTTGGCCGGCAAGCAAAAGCTGCATGGTTACTGAGATCGTTCAGTACCCGCGCCTTAGAGCGTTGCATGTTTTCCTAGCGGCGGGTGATTTGGTTGAGATAAAAGATATGGAATCCAGTTTGATTTCGTTTGCCAAAAGCCTGAAGTGCTCGGCGCTTAGCATGAGCGGGCGCAAAGGCTGGACGAAGGCGTTAAAAGAAATGAATTGGGAAGAAGCCCACACAACATTGGTCAAGCAGATATGAGTAAAGATGGAAGCAGCGGCGGCGGTATCAACATCGGCCTGCAAGAATTGTTACGCATTAACCCAGGCTTGATGGGCAATTTACAGCAAGGCGGCGGGCCGTCGCTCACGGAGCAGGCAATGGCCGCGCCTCCCGCGTTGCCAGAAGATTTTTACGGGTCTGGCACTGAGATCACGCAACCTGACATGGCGTATTACGAGCAGTTTCCTTTGCCTGGCAGCGAGCCACCAGTACAGGCTCCGGTCGCCGCTCGGCAACCGGCAGGTAACGGTCAGTTCAATGGGATACCGATTTTTGATGTTGGCATTGGCGGCGAAGGCGGGCAGTACGGTGGGCCATCAGTGCCTGCAGACCAGGCACCGAGTCAGTCGATGCCTATTTTGGACATGGCCGGAGGCAGTTACCGGCCTGCAGTAATGCCCGCAGCAGGGCTGTTTATTTCAGAGTCTTCGCCGGTCATGGGTGACATACGGCCAGACTTCCGCAACTTTGATATTGGGATGGTAGGACTATGAGTTTAGGCAAAAACAAACAGGACTCGCAGCAGTCATTCGACCCAGAGCTCAAAGGCATGCTGACCGACACGTTCCGACAAGGGCAACGTGTTGCTGCAACGCCTTATACGCCATACAACTACGCAACGATTGCGCCCTTGGCGCCTGCGCAGCTAGAAGGCATGAACATGGCCGCAGATACTGCGCGTGCTGGCGTAGGCCAGGGCGAGATCAACGACGCCATTGCAACGACGCGAGCAGAGACAGGCTTTCAGCCCTCGCAAGTAACCGCTGGGTCCATCACTGCGCCAGGACAAGTGGGCAATGTAGGCGCATCGAACGTGCAGAGCGGATTTGGCTTTGCTCCGATTAATAACCAGCAGGTGCAAGCGCAAGGCGTGAGTGCGCAGCAGATCGGCGGCTTAAACCCATTGCAAGCGCAACAAGTGCAGGGTCAAACAGTAGGCGCTGAGAGTTTGGCGCAGACAGATTTAACGCCTTATCAAAACCAATACGACTCTGGCGTTATTGACGCGGCGCTCGGCGACTTAGATCGAGCGCGGCAGATGACGCAGAATCAAAACGCAGCAAGCGCCGTATCGGCTGGCGCGTTCGGCGGCGATCGCCAGGCGCTGGTCGAAGCAGAAACGAACAGGAATTTCGCGCGACAAGCAGCGGACACAGCAGTCAACCTGCGCCAGCAAGGTTTCCAGAACGCGCAGCAGCAAGCGCAGGCGGATCTCAATCGAGCTCAGCAAGCCGGCATGCAGACGGCGCAGTTTGGGCAGCAAGCAGCGCTC